GTTCTGAAGAAATTTGTAGACAATGCCGAAAACAATCAATCGAAAGGAGAAATGAAATGGCCACATTCACGTACGAAGGGAAATATGAGATTGGTCAGGAATCAAGGCAATCAACTGGCTTTTTCCACGAAGAATCGTCAGTAGCTGAGTTCTCAGTATTCGTGATCAAAGAGAGCAAAACCGGAGATATCATCGCTGATGTCGGACAGAGTCCGGCCAGGGCGATCTTGATCTGGAAAGCTCTTGAGCTTGCCGCCTTTGCCCGGTTTCTGCCGTGAAGCCGGGCGAGCGATATCGCAGCCTGACGACCGGAAAGCTCTTTGAATTCCTCGAGGAAATAGCCGCGGACAAGGCGGGGCGGCGCCTCAAACTCAAGGATGTCAGGACCGGGCGGATTATGATTATCCACCGATTTTCCCTGGAATATAGATTCATGAGGGTATAATTATGAGTGTAACGACTATCAAATTCAACCTTCTGTGTAAGGATTGTCGCGCTCGCGTTCTTGAGGAAAGGGCTCTGAACCCATACGGTCTGGTCCCAGTAACCTTGCCGGATAGAACTGAGGCAGTCCTGCAATATGAGTATAAACCAAGGGAACTGGATTTTACGGCCTTTGAAGATCAATTGCAGAAGTTGAAAGAAGCAGTCGATGAACTGGGCATAAAACTGGAAAATCTCATTGCGGAGAAAACAGAGCTAAAGGAGAATGATCATGATTAATCTATTTACCGGCATTGTCTGTATCTCTGTCGCAATGGCATGCCTGTATGGTGCCGTCCGTGGAATATTTGAGTTTGGACTGCGGCAGTCATGGTTGCTCGCATTGAATCTATTTGTGATTGTTATCTGCATTCTGATGGGCATCTGGAATCTCAGCATTTATGCCCAGGGCGCAGGATTATGACCAAAAAGGGCGCAAAGAAGGTTGATCCGAGAATCCCTCCACAGAACCGAAAAGAGCAACGAACGACTGGAAAGGTATTCGTCTCATCCACAGAAGAATGGTTGAAATAAACCCTACCGAGCCCGAATAACTATTGCCGAGCGGTTCCAGCCGCTCGGTTTTTCATTCAGACATCTTTTTTTACGGGGAGCGATCTGCTCTTATTCTCTTGTCTCACAGCAACATCAAATTATGAACGGTTGAAAAGACCCGACCGCAAAAGCACTCATCCGCAAGAAATCGGTTGACGGAAGATTGTGGCGGACCTATACATACGCCAGGTAGGTGCACCAAACCTTGTCGAGAGGAGGTCCGGTGCCAAATCAAAACGTCAGCCACCTGCGCGGCTTTACGAAGCCTGAAGGTAAGGGTTTTGTGGCGATCTGTATTGATCTGGATATCGTGGCCCAAGGGAAAACGATGCAGGAAGCTACCGAAGTCTGTGGGGAACTGATCCAAGAGTATATCGCTTTTGTGATGCACAACTTTCCGGATAAGGTCCACGACTACATTCCTCGTCTCTCTCCTTCCGAGATCATCGAGGAATACGATTCTGAATGGCCTGTGGCCGTTACGGCGGATTCGATTTCCGCCGTCAGTTGTCTTAACCCTATAATAATCAGGGATATGCGAATGATTGCAAAATAGGCTGTCTGTCACATGACTGCCAAATGAGACGAAAATGGGTTATCAGGTCAAAGCCACAAACGAAGAAATCAATCGACTTTTCCAATACTGGTATGAGAATAACCGCAATTTCTCGAAAACGGCTGAGTTCAGCGGCCGGGACCGAAAGAGCCTTTGGCGGTACGCCATCAAATACGATTGGGCGAGTCGGGCGGATCGGATTACCGCGAACGTCGCAAAAGGCGTTGACCGGCAAATTGCCAAACGGGTGGTCTCAAATGTCGAAATGGCGGAGTCGTGCCTCAAGCGGGAAGTTACGGCCTATCTTGAGAATAAGAACGCGGCGCGCGGCAATATCCGCGATATCGTGGCCTTGATGAAGTATATCGATGAGGCTGGCGAGCAGGGACGGATCGCTGATGCGATTCTGGCGGCCCGAAAAGAAGCCTTGCCGTACGATCCTGACCTGTGCGATGAGATAATCGGGCTTTTGCAGCGGTACCGCGAAAAGAAGAAAGATGAAGATGTCGACTGAGACTGAAGATATCCGCACCCTGGCCACCATGCAGAACCTCGGCCTGGAGCAGCTCAGGACCGTCTGGCCCCGGCTTTATTTCGCCAAAAAGTATCATCGGACGACGCGGGATGAGCCTTTGACCTTTCTTGACCGTCCGTGGCTGCTTGACATTTACGCCGATCATTCGCCCAAGATCGTCATCCGCAAATGCAGCCAGGTGGGAATCACCGAATATGCCTTGTGCACCATGTTTTCGCTGGCCGAGGAAGGGTACCGCGGGATGTATCTCTTGCCCGATGATGAGTGGCGGCAAACCTTCGTTACGGATCGCATTGACGGATTGCTGAATCGCTGTCCGGCCTACAAGATCGCCGTTACGTCCTATCTCGAGGATGGCAAAGAGGCGGACAATCGCCGGATCAAAAACATTTTCGGTTCGGCCTGGAGGTTCGCCGGCACGAATGCCAAGACCTCCGGTTCGAGGGCCTCGGATATCAAGAAGCCCAAGAGTGCCTTCGAGTTCCAGGCTTCGGTATTGATGTTCGACGAGTACGATGAGCACGAGCAGGCGAATCTTTCCTATTTTTATGATCGACTTCAGGATGAGAAGAATCCGCTCATTTTCCTTTTCGGAAACCCGACGATCTCCGGCATGGGCATCGACGCGGAATTCCAGAAGAGCGATCAAAAATACTGGTATGTTTATTGCGAGCATTGCGGCCACGATCAGGTGCTTGATTGGTATCTTCATTTCGTGATTGAAAACGCACCGGGGAGTTATCAACTGCGCGATCCTGTTGGCCATAATCCGATATGTGAAAAGTGCGGCTCTCCGTTTAACCGCCTTGGTAGAGGTGAATGGAAGAAATGCAATCCCGGTTCCGCAACCTCCGGTTATACCCTGAGCCGCCTTTTTATTTATAAGAGACCGACCGATATCTCTGAGTTGTGGGCCAAGTTCATGGATAGCTTGACGCATCCCATGAAAGCCCAGAACTTCCATAACAATTATCTCGGATTGCCTTATGAAAATACGCGCGTGAAGCTGACGGATCCCGTCCTCGAACGCGCAGCTGTCGACTTGCCCTCAGTCCATATGTTCCATATCGGCGGCCAGGTAATACTTGTCGCGGGTATCGATCAAGGAGCCGACTTTACGATCTCTATCAGCGAATTGATTGACAGTGTGAGACATTCGAGGTTTCTCGGCCTGGCTAAAACGTGGGATGAAGTCGAACAAATCCTGACCGAATTCTCCGTCGGTCCCTGCGTTGTGGATGCTCAAGGTGGAGGGTATCATGAGACGCGCGAGTTTGTACTGAAGGCCCTGGGTGACCGCTGGATGTGCTATTACAACCTGAACGATCAGGTTTCTCGGATATATCTGGAAGATTATGAGACCGGCGTGATCAGGTGTAACCGGACCGAGATATTAGATGCCGGAGTTGACCAGTTTAAACGGGGGCTGGTCAAACATCCCAAGGATTGGGCCTCCCTGTTGGATGGAGCCTACCGGAAACATCTTCTCGGTCCGGTGAGACTGATCGACCCGAAGGGCAAGCCGATCTGGACCAAACCCGGAGATGGGGCCGATCACTTTTTTCATGCGCGAGTCGGTTACGAGACCCTGGCAACAATGGTCTCGGGTTTAGAAAACAGCTATCGAAAGGCCCGAAGTTGGGCCGTCTGAGGAGGTTGTAGATGAAGAGATGGATCGTGGTAATGCTGTTGCTGGCGATTATTGCCGGCGCGGCCATGAGCAATGACTTCTATGCGATCAGGGAAAAGACGCAGACGAAGGTCGTCACGGTCGATTCGAGTGCGACTGAATCGGCCTATTTAAGGGACACTTTTACCTTTGTCACTCGTGGTTTCAATTACCTGCGTTTTCGGCTGATTGTGTGGGCTCCCGAGGACAGTCTGCCCGGGCAGGGGTTGAACGATTCCATAAAACTGAAATGGCAAAGGTTCCTTGAGGGCCAATGGCTCGAAGTCGATTCAGTCCTCGGCAATGTGGCGGCGGATACGCTGGCCGTCGTTGTTCTCAAGGCGGCGGGAGATACCCTCTTATTTGATTCCGTGCGCCTGATCGTGGAATTGTGGGATACAGTCTCGGATACGACGGCTACCATCTCGTATCCGTATGAGGCCCTTGTTTATCTGAAACGCCAATAAAGGAGAAAAAACATGACCACCAATCTCTTGATTTTTCTGGCGCCTGCTTATCGCTGGCTGAGAGCGGTATTCGCCTACGCCCTGACTCTGACTCTGCTCGTGCTCGGAGTTCAATGGGCGGTTCTTTTTGTGGCGGCGCTGGCGGCGGTCTTGGAGTTCCTGGACGAATGCGCCGAAAGGCGCTGGCTGCCGCGATGGACTTTCCTCGATCCCGAAGGATTTAACGTCTTCGATTACATGGTCTCGGTCATCGGTGCGGTCGTGGCCTTGTTGTTCTGGAGCTTCGGGCGATGAGACCTCTGGCCATCATCGCTGATTGGGCGCGCAGAACCTGGCAAGGTTTATGGCAGCACGTGGACCGCATTAAACCAATTGACGTTGCGCGAGCTTACGGTTCCCAGGCCCTTGAAGCCACTCGCCCGCCCAAGCAGGAATTTGACCTGCAATGTGTTGACGTAAATGCGAACGTTTCCATTGCGATCAGGGCCTACGCCGATGCAATAAAAAGTCTTCCGCTGAATATCGTTACCACGCAGACGATCGCCGGGGTTGACCGCGAGGTGGATGATAACGAGCATCCGGCGAATGCCATTATCGATAATCCCAATCCCGATATGACGATGAGGGAAGTAATCTCTCATGTCGTCAAAAGTCTTCTCGGCGATGGCAATGCTTATTTGACTATCGAGAGACAGACCGGGCCGAATGATGGCATGGAAATCTGGCCCCGTGATCCGCGGGTCGTGACTCCGCAGATACCGGGCGGTAAACTATCGGGCTACAAGTTCAAATGGGACGACAAGGAATTCATTTACCCGAAAACCCGGGTCGTTCATATCCGCGATGTCAATCCGGCTGAACCGTTTCTCGGTAAACCGCGCTTCGAAGCCGTACGAGTCGAGATTTTCATGGATTACCTCGTGAATGAGTTCAATAAGAATTTCTTCAAAAACGGTGCAACGCTGAATTTGATGTTTACCCCGAGCACCAACCTGGGACGCGCTCAACACGAGGCTATGCTCGATCAATTCGAGAAGTTCAAGGGCGCCGAGCGGTCTTTCAAGCTGCTGATCAATCAGTTTGCCGGCAAGCTGGAGAGCCCGGACATGAAGCATAAGGATATCGCTTTCGGCGAACTTTTGAAGCATAATCGGGAGAAGATTTTCGGGGCCTTCGGTCTGCCCCCTTTCCGCGGCGGCGTTATGGAGTACGCGAACTATGCCAATGCTCTGGCCCAGGATAAGGATTTCTGGCATAACTCCGTATGGCCGCTCACCTGCATGATCGAAGATGCCATTAACAAGCAGTTGATCTGGAGATATTTCGGGCGAGAAGTTTCGATGAAATTCGATTTCGGGGTTATCGCGGCTCTAAAGGGTGAACCGAAAGAGCGCGCCGAAATTCACGAGATATATATCCGAAACAAAGTCATGAGCCCGCGCCAGGTCTGTGAGGATTTGGGTATCGAGCCGCCCGACGAATCGGAATTTGGCGATACTAAACCGCCCGGCGATGAAAAACCGGCGGCCGAGAAAGACCCCGGCGATGAAGATGCTCCGCCCAAACCGACTCGGGATGAAGAAAAAGACGCTCAAAACGCCGTGTTGAAATTCTTTTCAATGCAGAGGCGGGATATTCGTGTGAGACTGCGGGAATACCTTCTCGGCGGGGCTCATATGAGCAAGTTGATTCTCGAGGAGCATACGGCCGATCACGTATTCCCCATGATGG